TGAATAGCACCTGCTCCTCGCCCCTCACGATCTCCACCGGCTGCCCATCCGTCGTGTCCAGCCCCTCGCCGCCGGTCATGTCCAGCTCGAACGTCTTCGGGACCGCATCGGAGTTGTTGCCCTGGACGTAGAAGGTCAGGACGTCGGGGTAGTCCGCGTAGAAGTCGTTCGTGAGCGCCACCGGCACCCGCACGGTCGCCGACAGCTTCGCCTGGAAGTTCCCTGGCTCGGCCCACTCCGGCAGCCGCTGCACTCCCGCTGCCTTGAGATCCAGGCTCGACGGGAACTTCACGCCGGTGGTGAACTCCACTTCCCAAGACTGGCACTTGTAGGGATCGTCGAGGAACTGCACGTCCGTGTCGTGCCAGGCGAAGACTGTGGGGGTCTGCTTCGCTGCGGCGGCCGCGATCGTCGCCGGCACGTCGCTCAGCGCCCCCCAGTCGTACTCCACCAGGATCAGGCCCTCGAAGGCGCAGGAGAGCTTGACCCGGGTGAGGTAGCAATCCTCCATCAACCGAGCGCACAGCGTCTCCGCAACCGGCCCGCCCTGGACCTTCTGAATGATCGGCGGCAGGTCCCCCAGGGCCGCGGGGATCAGGCAATCGAGCAATCCGATGGTCTGCAGCTCGCACTTCGCGCTGCCGGTGGGCTGCACTCCTCCCCGCCACTTGCTCGCCTGCCCCCCGGCACCCACCGAATACTGCGGCGCCCCGCCCCCGGGGCCGATCGTCCCGCCGTTGACCTTGTCGAACGCCGCGAAGCTCGTCCCGGCGATCGAATGCTCCAGACACTCCTGTACGCCAACCCACGGAGCCGGCATGATCTCTCAGTCCTTTCGTTAGCTTTTAGCTGCAAGCTGCAAGCTGTGAGCAAAGGCCCAATCCCAGGCCTTTGCTCGCAGCTCGCAGCTCCCAGCTTGCAGCTCACAGCTCACAGCTCGCTGCTACTAAAGGCCACCACCACCGGCACGGTCTCCATCTCATAGCTTTGGTTCTTCTCATCCCGAAACTGCACCGCATCCGAGCTCCCGAGCTGTGCGACGCTCCAGTAGCCCGGGTCCGACTTATGCTGCAGCATGATCCGCCCGACGTTCGCCGCGAGCCGCGCCACCATCTGCTCCAGCGCCTCGGGGTCCCCGAGGTGTCTCACCATGCACACCAGCGCCCAGCCCGCCTTCACGTCCGTCCCCTGCTCGCCCATCCAGTACCCCCAGTCCTCCACCGAGGCCCGGAACACGTAGACGCACGCTTGCTCGGCGCCCATCCGCCGCACGCCCTTATGGACGCCGACCCTGAACTCCAGCCCCTCGCTCAGCTCCGGCGCGGTCTCCAGAACCGTCACGATCCGGTTAGTGATCCGGTCGAACAAGTCGTATGAGAATGCCATGCCGTTCCCTTCCCTCGCCTTCTCCCTCATTCATCATTCATCATTCATCATTCATCGCTTCCCTCGCCTTACCTCACCGCCGCCTCCAGGTGCCTCATCACGATCTGCACCATCGTCCCCCGGTCCTCCTCATTGATGCCGACGAACGGCCGCGCCGGCATCCGCGCTGTCCCGCCCTGGTGGAATGGCCCATAGTTGATTCCGGTGCCGACCGTCACCGCGCCACCCGCGACTACGCTCGCGATGGACATCTTCAGCCGGTCGGTATCCTGCAGTATCTTGACCCCACCGCCCTTCCCCTTACCCTTCCGTCTTCGCTCGATTGTCTCCATCGCGAGGGCCGCCCAGGGCTGCCCCATTGCCGCCGCGCCTTTGCCGCCCGGCCCCTCGGGGCCCATCTCCGGCGCGGTCTGAGCCCCAAAACACCGCTTGATCCGCCGCTCGGCGACGATGCCGATGTCCCGCGCGATCTCATCCGGCGCCCCCGCCACCCGACGCAGCCTCTCCAGCGCCCCCCTCACCGCCTCAACTCCCACAATGCTGACCTCAATCATCGCATTCGCCTTCCCGCCAACAAACGGTTGCCGTTCCCCGCCGTTCTCTGTGTTCTCTGTGTCTCTGTGGTCCCCGCCGTTGTCTTACCCGCTGAACCCAAACTCCCCCCCCGGCGCCTTCGCCACGTGATACTCATTGTAGTAGCTCGTATCCGCCGGCCGCGGCAGCAAAAGGTCCGCCTTACCCGCGCCGACGTCTCGCAGCCATCTCTCTGCGCGCTCGGCCTCGAGCCGCATCTGCTTGACGAGCTCGAGGTTGGCCAGGTCCATGCCGACGCCCTTGATGCAGGCATATGCCGCAAGGGCCGCCACTGCCTCCCGCAGCTCCACGGGGGGAGTGGAGAACGGCCACGCATCCGGCCACCGCGCCCGCAGGTACGTCTGTGCGCGCCCGGTCGCCGCCGCGATCGCGCGCCGCACCGGACCGAGCTCGCCTTGCATGTACTGCTCCAGCGAGCCGAGCTGGTCCGAGCAGTCTCTCTCACTCGCCCAGCCGGATGTCAGCGCCGTATCCTCGAATGCCATCTCTCACCCCAGTGGTAGCTATGAGCTGCAAGCTGCGAGTTGCGAGTTGCCTCATCCCGCCTTCGCTCGCCGCTCGCCACTCGCAGCTCGCAGCTTCCCTGCTGTTGTCACAGCGGGCCGCTCGCCGGAGATCGAGCGACCCGCTGCCTTGTGGCCCAGTATGGGCCGTCTTGTGGGAGGGACATTCCTGTCCCGACACGGGGACTGAGCCTTCGTGAGCACCTCATCTCGCGAGGGCTCTGTCCCCATGCCACCTTATGCCAATAGCGAGTTCGCGAGCTGGACTTCGACCTTCGCCGTGTCCATCTCATCGCTCGGCGACGCGGTCCGCACCAGCGTCAGCGTGTAGGTGATGATGTCCCCTACCGCGACGATGTTTGCGGCGGCGTTGATGACGCCCACGGTCACGCCCGTCCCTGCCACATTGGTCCGCGCGCCATCCGCGGCCGTCTTGTCAATCTTCGGCTTCGTCGTGAAGATACTCACTCCGCCAATGAGCATGTCCAGCTCCAGGCTCAACGCATTGGACGCATCGGTCCCGGTGTTGGCGACGTACAGGACCGCTCGTGGGATGATGCCGGCCTGCAGCGCCAGTCCGAGGTACGTCGCGGCCACGCTGGCAACGATGTCTCCCGAGGTCGCGGCCTGCAGGCGCTCACAGTCATCCTGCGCCTGCAGCTTCGTGACCAGTGATTCGAGCTGTGACTGCACCGTCGTCCCGCTGAGTCCCGCGATCGCCGTCGAGCCGATCGCATCGGCCCCCGAGGCGCTATCCGCCACCGCCGTCAGCTCCGACGTCACTGTCCTGAGCCTCGCCCATCGTCCTGCCATCTGCCTCACTCCTCTCTGAGCTATGAGCTGCGAGCTGCAAGCTGCAAGCTACAAGCTACAAGCAAAGGCCTCGCATTGGGCCTTTGCTCGCCGCTCGCCGCTCGCAGCTCGCAGCTGCCTCTCCTACGCCACCACCGTCGTGTCGTACACGATCTCATCCGGGTTCGGCAGGTACGGGAACACGTTGTACTTGTACTCGATGGTGATCGGGTCGTTGATGCGCTTGCCCTCGATCACGTTGAAGAACGGACCCCGGTGGCTATCCTGCGCCAGCACGGTGTTGGGGTGCATGTTGATGAAGCCGCGATCGGCGCTGTCGCCGGCGAAGATCGCCACGTGGTGATTCGGGATCAGTGCCGTCGCCACCAACGTCACGTCGTCAACGACGAACTCGTCAACGTAGTGGACGTTGAGGCCGGCCAGCTTCGTAAACTGGCCCGTCTGCAGCACCTCGCCCTTCGCCACGTCATTCAGCAGGTCCATGATCCCGTCGTTGGCCATCAGGCGGATACCCGTGTGTGAGTTGAGCACCATCTCGGTGGCCTGCTTGCCGCCGTCCGTCGCCACAAGCAACTTCGCCGCCTGGATGTCCGCCAGGATGTCCGTGGCCGCGGTATCCCACGCGCTGCCGATCGCCTGGTGGGCGCCGGTGTAGTTGAGGCTCACGGTTGTCGCCGCGGCCAGGCCCGGCAGCGTGAAGCTCAGATTCCCGCTCGCGATGCCCAGGCACTGCGCCGCGAGCACGGCCTTCCGCTTCCCGATCCGCAGGCGCAGGTTCTTCATCTCCCGCGCTATCCACGCGGACGCCGGCCCGGGCTTGTTGCTCCCGAGGTCGCGCAGACTGCAGATCACCTCGGATGGGACGATGACCTCCTCGTGCATCGTGATCGCCCCGCCCATCACGGTGCCGCGCACGGTGCGCCTCACCGAGTTCGGCGCCCCGCCGTCCGTGTTGATCTTGGCCGCATCCGAGCTGTACTGGATCGTGTCGTACTGCACGTTCTGCGCCCGTTCGACCGCATCTCGATCCGGGAACCACTGCAACAGCTTCGACGCCGTCTCATCTGCGAACTTCTCATAGATCCCCAGCAGCGACTGTGGCTGCAGGAGCAATGGGATTGGCATTGGTCTGTCCTCCTCTCACTTTCTGTGCTACAAGGTATGAGCTGCGAGTTGCGAGCTACGAGTTACGAGCAACTGCGCCTCCCGCCTTCGCTCGCCGCTCGCAACTCGCCACTCCCTCCTACGTCACCACGCCCGCCACGGTGTTCCTCAGGTCCATCATCGGCAGTTCGGCCGCGAGCCGCGTGCCGGTGATGCCGAGGGACACGTTGTAGTTCAGTTGTGCCTTGGCGATCTGGCCGGCCTTGACGCCCACGGAGCCGGTGTCCACCGCGACGCCATCGGCGCCGCGCAGGTCCACTTCCTCCTTGAGGATCACGGCATCGCCCATCGTCAGCACGGTCACGTTCTCCATGACCTCGATCTGGTCGCCCGAGGTCACGGCGCTGGCGGCATTCGCCACCAGCGTGATGCTCGTGCCCGCGATCTTGCTCGCGATGGTGCCGATCGCCACCGCGGCCGCGAGCAGCGGCGTCGCCGCCGCCACGACCCCCACCACGTCCCCGACCTGGAACATGGTGTTGTCGGTCATGTTGATGACCTTCTCGCCGGTGGTGCAACTGCCCGTGCATAGTGCCCGCCGGATGGGCTTGTACTTCCCCGACGCCGGCACCGGCGCCATCGGCGTCCCGGCCGGCAGCACGCCTGTCGGCGCGACCCCCAGCGGGTCCAGCGATGCCGCGGCGATCTGGATCGCCCGCTCGATCAGGATCGCGTCGGGGGTGATGCCGGTCTTTGCCGTCTCTGCTACTCGGTCGTACTTGGTAGCCATTGCTCTCGTCCTCCTCCCTTGTCACTTGTGGGGCAGGCAAGCCTGCCTGCCGCCTTTGCCTTCTGTCTTGCCTTTACCTGACACGTGACACTTGACACATGACACGCCTTTCCCTACCCCGCCGCCGCCTTCGGCTCCCTCGCCTGGTCTGCGATCGCCGTGATCTGCTCCTCCGTCATCTCCGCCTCGGCGTTCGGGTCCTCATTGCCCGCCCACGCGAGCCCGCGCCCGTGCGTGGACACCTTCGGCGCCTGCGCGTCGAGCGTCGCGAAGTAGGCGTCCAGGGCCGCGACTTCGGTCTCGGTCTTACCGTCGGCCGCGAACACCTTGACCTTCGCCTCTTCGGGTAGGGCCATGGCCAAGGCGATGGTCGCCTCGCGCTGCGCCGGCGCCAAAGTCGCGCCTCTCACGCGCATGTCCACCAGGGCCGTGACCTTGTCCCGCCGCGCGTTGACTGCCGCGGTCGCGAACTTCGCCTCGAGATCCCCGATGCGCTTGTCGCGCTCCGCGAGCTGCGCAGCGTGCTCAGCCCGCAGCTTCACGAGCTCGCTGTCATCCGGCTTCGCCGCCAGCCCCTCCACAGCCACCACCGTTTCGGGCTCGCCCAGGTCCTCCAAGTCCTCCTCCGCCACCCCCGCCTTCATCAGCAACGCCTTGAGTCTCTTGAGCCACTCCATCTTGCTTCCTCCCTCCTGAGCGGACTGCGTCCGCGTGTTCGCGGACATCGTCCGCGTTGCTCGCTCACCAGGGGCCGGATGCTTCGCATTCGGCCCCTCCAACGGCCCCTTCTGAGATGGCCGTTCTCTGCGTCTCTGCGTCTTTGCGTTGATGCCGTTGCCGTACTCCGCCGCATTCACCACCAGCTCCCACCCCAGACCCTTCACCGCCGGGTTGTCCACCCACGCGATCCCCACGAGCACCTGCCCGATGTCCTGCCCGACCTCCCCCGTCGCCGGGTCGCTCAGCTCATACCCGCTCTGGATCTCGGTGCTGAGATACCGCAGCTTCCCCGACTTCATGTCCTGCAGAGCGCTCCACTCATCGCACAGCCGCACATCCCCAAACAGCACCTGCTCGCCCTCATCAAACCACACCTTCTCTGACCACCCCTGGACAAGGTTCGCCGGCGTCGGGATCGGCGTGCCGTCTACCAGAAAGCTGTGCTGTGGCTTGAGCGCCGGCTCGAACCCCTCAGCATCCCGCACCAAGGCGAAGTTCTGCGCGATCTGCCGCATGTCATCCGCGGTGTAGGCGTTGCCGTTCCAAGTCCCCGGCCGCATCAAAGGCAGCCCTCGCGCGAAGGTCTGGTCGGCCACCTGGATGATCTGCACCGGGTACTTAGCCAAGTCGTTGACAAAGCACCAAGTTTTCCGCCCTTGCCTTTGCCTCCCCCCAGCCTCGCCTTTCCCCGCCGTTCTCTGTGCTCTCTGTGTCTCTGTGGTTCCCGCCTTTTCCGTTGCCTTCTTCCTCCACATCCCCCCCTTGGGCCCCGTCTCATACTGCCGCTTGACCGCCCCCCAGGCGATCCTAGCGCAGGTCGCCTCCCGGTCGGCCCTGGCCAGTTCCGAGTGCGCCTCCCAGGCTGCCTCATACGCGGCCCGCCAGATCTCTTGTGCATGTTTGGGCAGCGCGTGTCTCACCTGTTCCGGCAGTTCCGCAACCGTGTCGTATGGCATCGCTGTTCCCCTACCTCGCCGTTCTCTGTGTTCTCTGTGTCTCTGTGGTTCAAGCCTTTGCCTTCGCCTTACCCCAGCGGCGCATACAGGTCCTCGATCCCTCTCGCCGCCGGAAAGCCGCTCAGGTCAATCCCCCCGAACCCCGGCATCGGGTTCGCCGTCTCCGGGTCCGCCAGGTACTCCGCCGAGGTGGTCAGGTCCGTCGCCTCATCGAACAGGATCGGCTCCAGCTCGCTGCGGCACTCGAAGTGCAAAGGTGGCGTGACACCGTCTATGTCATCCGTCGCGAACTCCATGCCGTTGAGGTCGTGGCATTCATCGGTGGTGCGGTCGTCATCCGGGTTGACGAACCGCAGCCCGGTCACGCACGCGCTGGCCCGATACCTCGCCACGCTGCCCTGGTTGTAGAGCGTCGTGCCCTCTGTGCGGGCGATGTTCTCCCGGTGAAAGGCCGAGCTCCCGAACCCCTCCTCCTCGAGCGCCCGCATGGCCTCTCTCGTCCCGCCGCCCTCCCCCGCGATCCGCGCGATGATGTCCCGACACAGCCCCTTCCGGGCCTCGCTGATCGTCCCCCTCAGCGGCGCCACTCGCCCCGCGGCATATCGTCTCACCGCATCCACCGGCACCACCAGGTCTTCCCCCTCCAGGATCAGCCTCATCGCCTCCGCCTCTGGCTGTGAGCTGTGAGCTGCGAGCTGCGAGCTGCGAGCAAATGCGCTTGCCGCTTGCAGCTCGTTGCTCGTTTTCGCTTTCCCCCTCAGCACCCTCCTCGCCCCCGCCCTCCTCAGCATCTCCAGCGCCTTCCCGTTCGCATCGTGCCAGCTCGCTGCCACGCCTTCCCGAAACGCCTTCTCAACTTCGGGGATCATGGGATACTGCACCAAAAGCGCCGCCTCCGGCACATCCTCCTGCCTCACCGCCCGCGCGCAGTCCCCAAAGTACCTCCGATCCCCAACCGCCAAAGCCTTCCTGAGGCTCCCCCGTATGTTGGCCATCCGCGCCTGTGCCTTCATGCCTTCTCCGTTGTTCGGACCGCGACCATCCTGGTCGCAGTGCTGTGGCATGTCCCACCCCACCTGCGACCAGGATGGTCGCGCTCCGTTCTTATCCGTACCGTGCCGCTTGTGCCTTTGCCGTCGCCTGTTCCTTACTCGGCGCCGCCGCCTCCCCGAACGCCTCCGGCGCCTGGTCGGCCGGCGCATACAATGCCGGGAACGTCTCTCGCCGCTTCCTCTCATCCGCCGGCACGAACGGCAGCCCCGCCATCATACCTTCCGTCTTCCCGCGCTCCACGGTCTCAAATACCTGCGCGAGGTTGGTCATGTCGCTCGTCTGCAGCGGTTTCCAGCCCCACTCTCCCTCTTGTAGGGCGGGGGCTTGTACCCCGCCGCCTTTCCCCACGTTATGCTCCAGCAGCGGCCCCACGAGCTGGTCCACGATCACCTTCCCCGCCTCTTGCCGCAGGCCCTCGATCACCATGTAGTACAGGTCCAGCACTGTCCCGGTTTGCGCGCGCGAAGCGTGCTCGGGTTCCTCCAAGACGATCCGCGGCGTGAACATCGAGTTGAAGAGCTCGTTCTTCCAGTACTCGGTCAGCCGCTCGAACGTCGTGCTGGCCCCGTCGCTGGGCACGAGCGTCAGCATCTTCGGCTCCAGCCCCTCCACATAGGGGATGGACAATGCCATCCCCGGGGTCACCTTCGCGTAGGTGTCCACCAGGAGCTTCCCGATGGAGACATCCTGCCCTGTTGCCGGGTCCTTGACGGTCCCCGGCGCGACGACGAACACCGGCGTCGGCATCGCCGCCTTCTCCGCGAACGTGTTCCAGAAGTTCTCGATCTTGGTCTTCGAAAACCATCCCCGTCTCGCGGCCGCGAGCAGGCTCTGCCCCAGGACCTCCTCCCGCAGTTCTGCGAACATCGGCCAGTACAAGACCTCCTCGATCTTCAGCTCGGCGCTTCCGCCCCCGGGCTTCGAGCTGAACTGCCGCACCTTCTCGACGCGCCCCGTCTTCGGGTCGAGCTGGATGCCTTCGGCGTCCTCCGGCCGGCTCGCATTGCGGTTGAAGAATGTGAGGGGGTGGAGCAGGTCCACCCGCTTCACCCACCACTCTTGCGCCTCCGTCTCCCAGATCGGCTCGGCGACCGCAAACCCCGCCCAGAAGGCCGACAGCAGATCTCCGACGACCCGTTGCATCCCCCCCTCGATCCGCGATAGCCAGCCGTTGACCCGCTCGGCGATCGCGGCGTCGGGGTGCCGATACTCCCCCAGGGTGTTGAGGATCAGGGTCCGCAGCAGCGCGAGCACGCGCTTCGTGGTGGGTTCGTAGGTCCTCATTAGCCAGTATTCGGCGACGAGCTGCGCCTTCGGCGCGAACTTCTTATAGGGCCCCGGCTGCCACTCCTCCCAGCCCGCATCTGCCGTCATCCCCCTCCCCGCCTCCGGCGCCCCCCCCGCCGCAAACGTCGCCGTTCCCGGACCGCGAGCTTCCAGCTCGCCTCGGGGTGGCAAGCCCACAGCACTGCGACCAGGATGGTCGCGCTCCGTCGCCTTCCTACGCGTACTCCGCGACATAGCTCCCGGCTCCCATCACATAGTCCTGGTAGCTCGCTATCGTCGTCGCCGCCGATGGCGCCGCCTCGCAGCTCCACGCCAAAGAGTACACCGTATCGTCGTGGCCCGATTGCTTCCCGAACTTCCACAGGCCCCCGGCCAAGCCGTACTCGAAGTTCGCGAGCTGCGTCTTGAGCAGGCCCGCCTGCTCCTTCACCGGATCAAAACCCATCCCCGACGGGTAGCCGATCCGCCCTTCCTTGAAGAGCCCATAGAGCTCGTTGAACATCTGCCGCTGGACCGGGTTTGAGGGTGACGCCAGGCTGGCATCGTGCACATCTTCCACCAGGTCCGAGCAAGCGAAAGTCTCCATGATCGTCGTAAATGACAATGGCCCGCAGAGTACTTTGAGGTCGCCGAACGCCGCGATAATCTCAGACCTCGACCCGGTCCTGAACACCCACTGCCGGAGTGCTCGGTAGTGTTCGGAGCCGCGGAACTCCCCATCATCTATCCTTTCACCCAGCAACCCATCGTCCTGCCGCACTATCATCGTCCTACTCCCGGGCGCCGCGAACCTCGCCGTCGCCGTCAGCACACTGCTATCCCCGGTGGTCGAGACGAGCGCCCGATCCAGCCCTGCCCCGATTGTCACCCTCCACCCCTCGAACCCCCACTGCCGGATCAGGTCCTGCAGTTCTCCATATGTCTGCGGCTCGGGATAATCCATCGCCGCGGCCTCGAGCAAGTCGGTCGAGAACAGCTTCTGCCCGAGCCCCGTCCAAAGGTTTCGATGAAGAGCATCGAATTCCGCCGGCGTGAGTTCCGCCTTCTGCTGTTCTGCCAACTTCCGGCCCCACACCGTCCGGTGCTCATCTGAGTAATCGAACAGGATGTGCGGCTCGTTCCGCGCCAGCCACAATCGGTATACCGCGTTGCTCATGTCCGGGGAACCGGCTTGCGAACTGATGGCGGTCTGTGCCCCGAAGTTCTCCGTCTGGGCTCGAAGGTAGTTATAAGCCTGGATGTCCGGCGCAGCATGGAGCTCATCTACCATGAGCAAGTCAACCGGGATACCCTGCACCGTTCTGAAATTGCACGGTTTACATACGATGCTTCCCCCGGTCCGCACCGCCTGGAGCTTCGTCTTGTCAATCTCCTCTTCCGAAATGAACTTCTGCAACATCCGGGAATTCCGGACAAACCCGATGATGTGATCGAAGATCACACTGGCTGCCTGCTCTTTGGAGTTGGCAAGGATCACCGCAGCTTTTTCCGTAAAGCATGACACCCGATGGGCGCCCAGGAGAGCCACGCAAAGCGACTTCCCCTCCCGTTTTGGATCACTCTTGACGACGACCTTCTTCTGGAAGTCACCCGCGCGGTCAAGTTTCGTTGCTGCCCTTAGCCAGTCCCGCTGGTGCTTTTCCAGCCGCATCGGGCCTGTCTTGCCCGTGTCCGGCCGTTGGATGACGATGACATCCTCAGCCCACTGGCAGATGTTCTCCCGCCACCTGACCAGGAGCTCTTTAGTGCGCGCCCTCTCATCCGCCGTTTCCGTCGCCATCCGTGGGAGCGCCCTCCAGGGCGCGACGCCTTTGCCCTTCCCGCCGTTGTAGGGCGGGGGTTCATTCCCCGCCGGCCGTCTGCCGTTCGCCTTGCCCTGGAATCAAACGTGCCCGCATCGGTAGGATGCGGGCACGCAGAAAGTCGCTTGGTCGTTAGGCTACGTCATCGGCGCCCGGTCTGTCAAGGGTTTTCTTCAGAACTTGCACAACCCTCTCTCCCCCCCCTCTAGGCCGGATGCTTCGCATTCGGCCCCTCCAACGACCCCGCGCCCCTTCTCGCCCGCCGCGAACCCCCTCATCATCCCCCACGCCACG